CTTTGTTAACACCTCTTGCCATCTCCCGCCACTTTTCTAGCATCTCAGGTTTAGGATTATAGGTTAGAGGATTGTCAAAGATACCTGTAAGGGAGACACCCAGCAGACGTTCCTCGTCTGTATTATCTTTCCACTTCTTTGAAATGTACTTGAAGTCTGTCAAGCAACTCTGGAAGGTGCCAATGATTGTAGCAATTCTAATCTTATTTTCGATTGTCTTCTCTGTATCGTTAGGACGAACAACAACCTCAGATAGATTACAGAACTGCTTAGACCTTAGAGAAATCTCTCCACAGGGGTTAGTGCCGAAGTCCTCAGAAGTATCTCTTCCAATACTCTCAGCCTTCTTCTGTGCAGCAATCCTATTGAATACACCTCTCTCACCTGACTTAGACTCATACAGGTTGGTCCACTCACGTAGGAACGTACCCATATCAGGCTTCTCAGTGAAGGCGATAGAGTTATTAGCGTAAGATCGATGGACATGCTCATTAAACCAGCTACCCATCTTAGCATGACGCATTCGATCATCAGATAGATTAGACATACTGATCATGGCTGACCTACGAACACCTCCTACAACCACCGCAGCAGCAACAGCACACATAATGTCGTGACATTCAAGGCTAGATAGCCGACGACCAGATGCCTTATACATAACGTTCGTGACGTAGCGTAAGAGATTGTCTAGTGGTTCCGGTCCTGATGCCCGTCCACCAAATGTTTTAAGCCTAGCACCTGATGGACGAACCTTAGACAAGTCCCATGTAGGATGCTCCCCCGCAAACAGACGGCTCATTAGCTGACGCAATCCCTTAGCCCATCCTTCCTTAGAATCAGCAACAATAATAACTTCTTCTGTACGACTAATCTCAGGGACTTCTGGCATCTTAGAAATAAACTGACGCTCAACACTAAAGCCTACACCAGTGCCACACATAAGGATCATAAGGGCTTCATCGAAAGCTTTGTAGTCGTCTACAGCTAGATAGGCACAGTTAAAGGCAGCAATGTGGTTACGTTCCAACGCCTCACCAGCAGCCATCATAGTACGCATTGATGGCATAACATCTTTATTTTTAAGAGCTTCTAATACTTCTGGATAGTTAAGTAACAGGGGAAACTTTCCTGACATATAATCCCACCACCTATTACAAGTATCCTCATAAGTTTCTCTACGGTTTTCTTCTGGTAGAAAACGTGCGTAGCGGCTGATATGAATGTAAGACTCATACGTAGAGCTAGGTCTGTTAGTCATTAGTAACTGTTTCCTGTTGATTATATTCTAACTCTAATATTAATTGTGCGTAGTGGATTGCTTTTTCTATATCCTTTCTACCCTCACCCTTAGTATGATGTCGAGTTATATATTTTATCACATTGCCCTCAAGATAACCAAGTTTATTGGCATGTATATATTCTACAGGCTGTATACCACATCCTTTATAGTGATCACCACCTACTTGTAGGTCTAAAGCATTGTCTTCTTTTTCGTGAGGTACATATAGCATCTGTTTAATAAAACTTGTAGTATCACCATCTAAATCTTCATCTAAAGCTTCACTAGCTGCTATTGCTCCTGTATACATAAAATCATCTCCCAAAATTATCTCCCTACTCACTCGTGAGTTAATACTCTGTTTATTCGTTTACGTATATACTTAACTTCTTTAGAACGCAATACCTTAAAAGCAAAGCTACGCATATCTACAGGAGATATACCTGCTAGATCACAAATGTTCACAAAGTCTTCAGAGGTAACACCGACAGAAGCAAAGAACCAAGCTTTTGCTAAGAGCCTAGCTAGCTTCTCTTCTTCCGGTTCCCTATTTGTTTCTGGTTTTGTTGCGTCTAGGAGTGCTTGCAGTATTACGCTTAGAAACAGAACCCTTTCTGGACTTTGTAACTGCTTGTCTAGAAGATGCTCCACGTTTACTAGAAATTTTTCCTCCTCCCCCTCTTCCTTCTCGTATTCTTGGTTCTTCATTCGCCCATTCCTCAATTACTCGATGATCTGAGTTTTTACAGAACAGGAAACCATTTTTAATACACCAATCTGCATATGACGACTTAGCTCCTTTATTAAGTTTGCCGTTAGGGTAATCGAAGACAAAACGAATATCAAGGTCTGGATGATGTTCTCTAACAAAGAGGTGCTTCTTTCTGTCTTCTAATTTAAATCTGCCTTTTACTTCTAAATATATACCATTAGGTAGAAGAAAATCTGGAAGATACTTTTTATATTCTAGCCACGTATATTCTATATAATGAGGTTCAAAAGAGAAAGGAACTCTAATACTTTCTAGTAGTTCTCCTGTCTTCTTTTCTGATCCTGATCTATATATCCCTTCTTTTTGTATAGCATGATAAGGATTTTTATTTTTTTTAAGTAGCATTAGTTACTTCAGGTACGTTAGGCGTTTTACCAACCTCAACCAAATGCTTTGGGCCATTAGCGTACATGAATGTACGAAGCCCTTTCCCAGCGTTAGCATCTTGCCAACAAGTGAACTTAAAATCACAATAGACACAGCCGAAAGCCAGCTTAAGGTTACCACTGGCACCATCAGCAACAGCACTATAACATTTAGCAGGTGGTGTATCATTTTTTAGAAATTCTCTAATATCATCTATACGACTGACAGGATTTATCATATCCATCTCGTCTATAGGACAGTAACATAACTCACCTGATGATTTATCAATAACAACAAAGCCAGCATTAGGATTCTTATCCGCTTCAGAATAAGAAGACAACTGAGTGATGTAACCAAAAGGATCATCTGTGAGTATGTTACCGTCCTTAAACTTCTTGAAGCTGAAGCTAGAGGCTGACTTGAAGTCAATAAGAACGCCATCGACGGTAGCATCCTTATGTCCCTTAACGCCATTAACCTGTAGCTCTGCTTGCTCTTCTTTTATTTCATGTCCAGATACTTTAGTGAACAGGATAAGAAGCTCTTCAAGAATATTACCGTAAAGGAACTTGATAAGAGTAGGAGCAGATAGGGGTTCTTTCTTAGCCCCCCTCATCTCATACCAAATTTTTCTGTCCTTATGACCCACAAGAGATAGCCGTAGATTAGGTTCTCTTTCTTTTCGTACTTCAGAAATAGCGGAGGCAACAGAAGAGACTACCGCTTCAGCAAAAGCGTCGAGGTGTTTTTTTTCTATTGTTATTTCCTCGTCATTAGTAAACAACGCATAGATGTCTTCTACTAAGGTATCGATTGATTTAGTCATCTTCTGTTGCCTCTCTGTTTAGCTACTATGCAGCTTTAGCTGTACTTACAGGTTCTGATAGTAGCTTATATCGTGTGTATGCCCCAGCGGGAGACATAGCACGCAAAGCGATGATTGTATATCCCTTCTTACGAAGGCGTGAGATAGTCGCTGTTAGGTTCTCACACCATCCACGATCAAGTGATGTCTTTCGTGTCACTCGCATTCCGCGACGAAGGGCTGTAAGTAAAAGTGATTCAGCGTTTTTCATTACTCTTTTCCTTTCTATTATCTCAGAGTGCTTCATCCGTGTTGAAAAACAAGTGACAAGCTACACCATTTTCACCTAGTTCATTATCAATGCTAAAACCATCTTCGTCTTGGAAGTCAGTTGCTAGATCACCATATTCTACAAGATCAATAACCTGCATAGCCATAAAGTCTGAGCTAACACCACTCTTACCAGCATAGTCCCAATCGTAGGGCTGGATTTTAATCTTAGCTACAGAACCATTACCAATGAGCCGTCTATCCCAAGGGTTACGCTTTGAATCAATGACTCGTGGAGCATCACGAGTGCTACCATCTTTCTTTGTGGTCTTACGTTTAGCTGAGAAGAAGTCACCGCGATCATCACCCTTGTTCTTAATGGTAAGACCAATTGATTCTAGCTTCTCACGAGTGTCATCGTCTTCAATACACACATCCACCTGCCAAGCAGGTTCATAGGTAGTGTTAGGATCTACCACTGAAGCCCAAAAGACTTTACCTTTGATAAGGATAGGATCGTATTTCGTATTAGCCATTTCTTAAATCTCCATTTAGATGCCCAATGATTAGGGCTGTTTCAATTAACAACATTGATACTACTCAACTCACTTAGTCTTGTCAACATATTTTTTAAGATAATGCTGTATTTAATTTATTTATAGCTAAATTATAGCAGTCAGCACGAACAATAAAACCGTTGTCGCCATCTTGATCTCCTTTCTTAAGACGACGAGCATCTTTAATATAGTCTCTTTTGTCATAATGACCAAGAACCCATGCTTTAGTATTATCATAATGAACACGGCAAAAAATATAAATATCACATTCTTGATGTGTATTAAAATTAGCTACAGAGCAATCATAATAATCTAAAGGAGGTGTACTAGTTCTCTTAGTCTTTACGTCAGCTTTTCGCCCATCAGGGAGTATTAAATCATATTGATATGTATTCTCAATTCTTCCACCATATATACGTTGAGCTGCTATCTCTCCAAGAAATCCTGCAAAGTTTCCTTTACCCTGTTCTATAGAGTTATTAAGTTTCCCAACTTCTTTTGAAAGATGCTGTGCTTTCTCTTTATCTTCATCTGTAAAAGCTACTGTATACATTATTTAGTACCTCTTAATGTGTTTCTGCCCAATTCTGGCCTACTTTGTATTCGCTGTCGAGAGGACATTGTACATTCAACTCCTTTTCAGTTAGCTTCATAGCTTCTCTTGTTAGCTTACCAAACTGGTCAGCCTGATCTTTAGGACAATCAAACTGATATTCATCGTGAATACTAGCAACTAACTTAACGTCTAGTTTATGTTTTTTGATTAACTGATCTATGAACACAACCCACTGCTTACAGATGATAGCACCAGCGCCCTGAAGCAATAAGTTCATAGCAGCATGTTGGTGTCTGACATGTAACTTTCTACCATCAAGACCGGGAATATATCCTGATCTAGCTATTCTGTCAACCTTGTTTCTTAACTTAGCTAATGCAGGGAGCGCACCCAGAAAGTTATCCATAAGCTTCTGACCATCTGTAGCAGAGCCACCCACTATACTACCAATCTTGGCTGAACCTGCTCCATAAATGAATGCATAGATAAACGTCTTCGCTTGATCACGAGTAGATAATCCAGCAGCCTTCTGATTAGCTGTGTGGATATCTCCTTCAACAATTTCCTTAGTGTAGTCGTCGTCTCTCATGTAGTGAGCAAGACATCTTAGTTCTAGTGAGCTTGCATCACAACCAACGAGAACACGATCAGGAGAAGAAGAACTCCAGCAAGCTCTGCACTGCTCTCCGTAAGGAGAATATACTGCTGGAACTTGTGCCATGTTTGGACCGAAGTGTGCCATACGTCCTGATATAGCTTTAAGTGTAAGAACTTTTCCATGTACCTTTCCATCCTCTTCTAATAACTCTAACCAAGATTTAATTTGTGCAGTTCGTTTGTTAAGAAGTAAATACTCAGCAATCATTTTAGCTTCTGGTATATCTACATTCTTTAGAGTGCCTTCATCTACAATAGGATGACCAGTAGGTGTAAACTTATCTGGTTGCCATCCTTGTTGCATTAGTCGAGCAGCTATCTGTTGTCTACTGGAAGGATTAAAGACAATAATCTTATCCTTTAATCTCTTACCCGTCTTATCTGAAACTCTTTCCTGAGTGATGGGTAGATATATATCTTGTAGCTTTTCCTCTATTATGGAGGATTTATTAGATAGTTTTGCTTGTAGGCAAGTAGCTTTCTGAACGTCTAGAGTAAAGCCATTACGTTCTTGTACATTTATAATTGTACGTATTTGATACTCAAGATCAATAGCCTTACGATATTGTTCATACTTCTCTCCCTTTATCTTCAACCATAGACGATAAGTTATATCAACATCTCGTATACAGTACGTCACCATCTCCTCTGTTAGTTTAGAGAAGTCATGGAAGGTTATCTTCTTATAACCTAAGTCAACTCCCCATGCCTCTAAGGAGTGCTTAGGACGTGTAGGAAAAAGAAGCTGAGATAGTATAAGAGTATCTTCTACATCAGCTATGGTAATCTTAGTACCAGTAAGTTTATTTAAGACAGGAAAATCAAAGCTAATACCATTATGGCCTATAAACTTATTAACACTCTTAACAAACTTAGGGAATTGATTGTAACACTCTTCACCCTTCCATATATTAATCTGACCAGTGTCTACATTCTTAGTTACTATGCAGTGAATCTTAGTAGCATCTAAGGCATCAGTTTCGATGTCGAGTATTACGTTCATGGTTCTTCTCCTCCTTCAAGATCGTCACCTAGATTACTAACCTCGTGTAGCCTACCAGTATCCTTGTTGAAAAACAAGTGACAAGCTACACCAGTTTCACCTGAATATCTATTCTTTAGTACGCGGATGGTTGTAGTGTTAGCTATGTTGTCATCATCTGATTGTTGATCCCTTTCCATTGCTATGACCGTGTCAGACAACTGAGCGATGCTCTGTGAGCCTCGTAGATGTGACAAAGACACTTCTTTGCCATCCTCATGCCCACTATCTCCATTAGCCCTACGTAGGTGGCTTACAAGGATTAAGGCGCACTCAGATTCTTCTACTAAGCTACGAAGCTTTGTCATAAGAACGTCAATGTTCTTACGTTCGTCCATCCCTTCTAAGCCGGACACAAGGATAGACAGATGGTCAAGGAAGACCCACTTACAATCAAGTGCTTTAACCATGTAACGAACACGAGAAAGAATTTCTTCTGTACCCATAGAACCAAAATGATCAAAGGCAAAGAACCGTCCAGTACCTACTGTAGCTTCTTGCCACTTACGTAAATCAGCAGGAGTATGATCCTCTCTCCTTTCTTTGATGTACAATCTAGCATTAGCTTCTACTGACATGAGATGGAAGATAGTAGAGCGAGTGTTCTCTTCCAAAGAGATAACACCAATGTGCTCTTTTGTATTTTTAAGTATATGATGCATCAGCT